TTATTCATTTGAAATAAATCCAATAGCACCTTTATTCTTTAATAAGTTAGCTGAAGCCTCCCATTGATGCAATGAAGTTCTATATGGATATACTGCTGATTGTAAAGGACTTAATCCCATTCCTGTTTCTAATCCCTTTTCAGTAGGATTAAAATACTTAACATGAACTATTTCTTCAGCAGGAATATTAGTATCAATATTATCTATCACGTAATCGTAAGAAATGATATTATACTGAGAATCTAACTTTGGTTCAATACCTTGAGTATAAAGAACTTCTAATTCTCTAAATGCTCCCTGTACTCCCATCCCTAAAGAATCAGTTCCTTTTGCTAATGCATTTCCTGTTAAAGCTAGATTAACTATTAAAGCGTACTGTAATTCATTCCAGGTTTGATTAGGATTAGGATTCTCTAATAGATCCCACAACTTAGAGGTTTCATTTAACTCTAATTCACCATTCCTTTCTTCATATACTTTCCATGAAACAGAAGAAGAAGTATGAGCTATCTTATCAACTACAGGTTTAAGATCAGGACTCTGAGCATAACCTCTATTGATAAAATCATCATAATTAGCTACTATCCCATCTTTGTCAAAACCAAAGAATTGATTCCAATTAATTTTCTGATTGGTATCTGTTTGGAAAAACTGAATTGCTTTTTGAATAAAGTTCATTTGTCTAATTTACAAATTTTATTTAAAAATCCTTTTAGGTTTGTTTACTTGTTCAGCACATCCAGTTAAGCAGTCCTGTGCATCATCATGATCATTTGTTCCTTCTCTTTTATAGTTCTTCATTGAAGCGTAAAATTCTCCCCACATCTGGCCCCAGTTTTTAGGATAATAAACATTTTCTTCAATCCAATAACTATTTGACCATATACGACTTTTTTTGTTTTTTGTTTGGGTAAAAGTTTTAACTGTCACAAATTTACCCCCTTCAATCTCACCTAAAAGCCTTTTTACATTCCTAGCAAATCCTCTACCACCATTATTAGATTCTATCTTTGCTCTCTGAATCTGATCCTTTGCTAACATTTTAGCTACTGCAGGCTCAGTATATTCCATTGATTTCTTAGTGTATAGTATATCTAGGATGTAAATCTTACCATCTGAAATCTGATAATTAATAGAGCAAAGGTAATCTGCACCAGTATCAGCAGTATCAGTATAGTTATGTCTTTCCCCTATCTCAGGAAGTTCATCATAAGTCTTAAACTCCTTATACATTCTACCTATTTCATCTACAGGCTCTTGAAGGTAGTTAGCTCCAAAGATAGCAGGAGAAGTTTTAGCTTTCTTATCTAAATAATCTTCATAGCTCAATAATGATGGGCATAACATTTCTTCTGTATCCTCATTATAAGCTGCCATCTTTAAGATATGCCATCTATCTCCTTCTGATTCCAGGATCTTACCACATAGGTCCTGAGTAGCCCACCTGGTCATATTGATTATCTGAATACTTCCTTTTTCTAACCTGGAAAGAAATGTATCAACGTAGAAGCTCCAATGTTCAGCCAATACTCTATCATTAAAAGCCTCTTTATCATTCTTAATAGGATCATCTATTATACCAATATTACAACCTACCCCTGTAATAGTACCACTCATACCAGTACCAAGGTAGTTGAAATGCTGCCCTTCTAGGGACCACATAGAAGAAGATGAATCACCGTACTTAATAGCTACAGTAGGAAACACATCATTAAACCCTATCTTCTCAAATACTATATTTTCAGTATCTATTAAATCTCTAACACCTTTAGAGAATCTACCTGCTAAGGAACTATTATAAGATACTGCTATTACTCTATTAGTTTGTTTCTTTCCTAATACCCAGGAAGCAAAGTTAATTAAGGAGAAAGACTTACCATGCCTAGGAGGCATATTAATCATAACCCTTTTGATAGGATTACCATCTGCATCCTCTATCTTTCCTTCATAAATACCCTGTAAAGTATCAGCTAAAACTCTAAGGTGCTTCTTATCATCTGTAAAAAAATCAGGGTATAAGGCTTTTTGAAAGTGCCAAAAAGATCTTTTAGCAGCTTCAATCTTTGCTAACCTACTTATCTGATTTCTATTCATCCAATATACTCTATCTCGATAATCTTTGCACCCTCTACTGCTTCACCCATAGATGTCGCTACATAGATAGCAAATTCACCACAAAGGGATTTGAAGCATGAATATTCTCCTTCTTCTCCTTCTTTCCAAACAGAAAAAAACTCAAATTCCTTAGTAATGGTAAACCCATCATGATCAGTAAAGGTTAGATCAATTAAATCACAATCAATAACCTCGCTATGTACTACTTCTAACTCCATTGATTCAGTTAAATAATCAGGCTCTATTTGCCCTTGAATTAAATAATTACTGTTTATAGGGATTCTCATACGGCTTTATCCTTGAAAGGTTAGAAAGTTAAACTCCTGGTCCTGGACTACATCCTTCTTCACCTGATTGATACTCATATTGATACCAGTCCAAAAACTACCATCACCTAATACAGAAACTTTTTTAAAAACCTTATTCAGTAAAGGCTTAAAAGCTAAACTATCTTCATCTATGCATTGATCCCAGTCTCCTACTAGGTCACATACAATTAATGATTTCTGTAATGCTTCTTCTCTTGATTCTGCCTCTAGTAAAGTACCTACAATGATACCTCCCCTTCTCTGAGTGTAAACTATGTGTTTCATATTCTATTGTTTCTCCTAATATAATCAAAAAAAGATATTCTCTTGAGAAATATTACCTGAATTTGATTTAATTATTTGGATGGAAAAACCACAATAAGAATCTGCAAAGTTATGCTGAGCCCATCCTGAAGGAGGTGCAAAGCTCATGAAGTTAGTATAATCAAACTTCTTAGTTCTATTGTATCCTATTTGATGAAGATCCCCTTTATCTACGTGAATATATTTAGAAGTAATATTATGCCCATCTATGTATTCTCTAATCCAGTTTATAGTCTTATCATTAAGCTGCAAAGGAAATCCAAACTTCATATGCTCTTTATCTTTTCCATGCGTTAGTAACCAACAATGATCACCCCAAAAGAAATGCTCTACAAACTTCTCAAAGGTGTGATACTTTACCTTAGCTATTAGGCTTTCTCTTGTCATTAACTCAATAGTCTTATTGGCTATTACTCCAAACTCACCTGCATGATTACAGTTACCTACATTTCTTATTACATACTTCTTAGCTATTCTAGCTTCTACTAACCTTCTAATAAGTTTATACTTTCCTTCTACATAAGTCATAAAAGCCTCAACATTAGAAAGGTTCTGAGGAAGATGATGGCCTCCCCTGGTAGTTTGGTTATTATACCCATCAAGTGCATCCCCTAGATCATCCAGGAATAGGACCTCAAAAGCTCCTTCTGATTTGTATTTCTTTAGTGCTTCCTGATATACTACATCTAATCTTTCATTGAAAATATCAGCATTATATTCATAACCAAATAAACTATTCCCAGTAGGATTAGGATCAAGTCCTACATGAATATCTGATACTATCAATCTTAGAGCTTTCTTATTAGTATCTTTTACTGCTTTAGGTTTAATTTTATTATAACCATCTAAAGCACTTAGAACCGTTTTTTCTACATCTTCCAGGCTTAATCCTTCTTCTTTCTTAGCACCAACTAAAACAGAAATATTATTTCCCTTCAGCTTACCCTTGTGCCAATACATCATTGTAGGATCATAAGGTATATTTTCCTGCTCACAATACTCTTTGAGTGCATTATGCTCTACATTCTTTTTATACTCACCTCTGTATCTTCTTATGTGGTGCCTAATAGAGTTTTGAAATTGAGAATCTAATCCTTTTTCTTCTATTATCTTCCAAGCTAATGGGCTTGGTGCCATGTCTTTATTATCATCTATAAGATGGTTAAGGTGTGACCATTTACCCATTAGATCGTTTTTTAAGTATAAAGATAGCTACCTTCATCCAGTTAGGTCTCCTAAACATATTAGCACCCTGGAGGAGCTTTAGCATTATCTTTGGCTCAGGAGTGAATAAAGCCCTATAAATGATTTTAATCTTCAATCGAATCATCCTCTTTCAGTTTAGCTAATGCCTCTAATTGTTCTAGTGTTAGCCCTTCAAAAGGATTGTTGAATGATCCTCCATTATTAGTAATATCTTTAGTTTCAATATACCCTCTCTTTCTTCCTTTAGTCTTTAAGTAGAAGATAGTAGAAGTAGGATTCTCATTTTCTATCTGCTTATGTAGTTTGGATTCAACGAAATCTAATACCACATTATCTATATCATCTATAGCAGCTTTGAAATCAGGATCAGTCCTGTAATACTCATAGTAAGTGCTTCTGCTTACTCCTACTTTCTTGCAAGCTTCAGTAACAATACCTAGTGATTTTTCCATAGCTTCTATTAAAGCTTTTTTAGTATGTGCTGTTTTGTGTGCCATGTTATCTAATATTTTATTTTCTTAAACTTACCATTCAAAGTCTCAAACGTAGTGAGCATGTCTTTAGGTAATAAATCAATGCCCATTGACCACATCTCCAATACGGCTAAAACTCTATCAAAGTTATCTTCATGATAACTACTCCCGAAAATAGAATTGATACGGTTTTCAAAACTCATTATCACATCATACCTGAACTTTT